ATGATGCACAGTATGAGTCACGCTTGGTAGCTAACTCAATTAGTATGGACATGGGTACACTATATCCTGCGTCATGGAAAGCTTTAATAAGAGGAGATTAATATGGAAAATGGAGAGTTAGCGTTACTTAGAACTTTGATGGACAAAGATTTCTATGACAGCAACAAAGGGATACACACACCAGACAAACTGTTTACTAAAGATGCACGTAAGATCAAGCAAACTATAGACTACGCTATGAACCAGTTCGATAGTAATTTAAACTTCTCAGAGTTAGAGGGTTTGTTCTTTACTAGAGAGACACTTACTACAGCCAACAAAGATTCTTACAAGAGATTGTTTGATAAGCTGCGAGAAGAAAGACCTATGAACCAAGAGGTAGCCCAAGAGGTTATGTCTAATCTGTTTCAACAGGTAGTAGGTGAAGAGGTAGCTAACTTAGGTTTCGACTACGTTAATGGTGAGAAGAATACACTTGAGCCACTGCGTAACATACTCACTGACTATCAAGACAACTTCATGCCCAACTTAAAAGTAGAGTGGGGTGACATATCTATTGACAATCTACTGGTAGCTAATTCTATACAGTGTAAGTGGCAGTTTAACATACCGTCACTACAGCGTAAGGTAGAGGGCATATCAGGTGGTCATCTAGTCTTGGTAGGTGCTAGACCTAACACAGGTAAGACATCCTTCCACGCTTCTCTGATTGCCTCTGAGCGTGGCTTTGCTAGGCAGGGTGCTAAGTGTATCGTGCTGTGTAACGAAGAGGACTACACTCGTGTTGGTGCTAGGTATCTCAGCGCAGCATCTAACATGCCTATGGAAGAGATCAAGGACAACTATGCCCTAGCATCTACAAGGTATAAGCCAGTGTATGACAACATCAAGATAGTTGATAGCACAGGTAAGGACATGGTGTGGGTTGAGGCAGTAGTTAAGAACCATAAACCTGACGTAGTTGTACTTGATATGGGTGACAAGTTTGCTAACAAGACAGGTGCAGACTCCCATGTATATCTCAAGGATGCAGCGATACACGCTAGGAATATTGCCAAGCAGTATGACTGTGCTGTGATCTGGATGTCTCAGCTATCAGCAGAGGCAGAAGGTAAGATATATGTAGATCAGTCTATGCTTGAAGGTAGTAAGACAGGTAAAGCTGCTGAGTGTGACCTGATGGTTTTGATATCTAAGAACCCACAAGTAGAGGGTGAATTTGAGTCAGACGCACAACGACACTTGAACGTAGCAAAGAATAAACTAAAGGGTGGATGGCATGGTGTCGTTCACTGTCAGTTAGATGGAGAGAGAGCAAGGTACTCAGCATGAGGAGAGTCTTAGATGTAGAGAACTCTATAACTCTACGAGATGGTAAGATATTCAATGATCCATATGAACCTGCCAACACGCTTACTGAGGTAGGTGTGCTGTGCTTAGATACAGGAGAGAAGAGACTACTACCGTTTGACCATAAGGAAGCAACAGAAAAACACAAGTCCAACGCCTGTGTCTTACAGAGGATGCTAAACAACACAACTCTACTGATAGGACACAACCTACAGTACGATCTAGCCTGGCTATGGGCTAACGACTTTAAGTATGATGGTGACATATATGACACAATGCTTGCAGAATATTTACTTTTGCGTGGACAGAAGCAACCACTTAGTCTAGAGCAGTGTGCTATTAGGCGTGAGCTACAGTATCAGAAAGATGATACACTCAAGACATACTACAAGAAAGGATACAACACCAATGAGATACCACTTGATGAACTTAGTCACTATCTTGACCTTGACTTGCTTACTACTGGCGAGTTGTACAAAGCAATCGAAGCAGACTTCAACACTCCTGCCTCTGCCTCGCTACGATCTGTTCAAAGAATTACCTTCAACACCTGCAAAGTCCTCACAAGAATGTCAATGGCAGGAATCAGGGTGGATAGAGATGCCCTCGAACACGTCCGTAATAAATTCGAGCGAGAGCGCAAAGAAATACTTGATAGACTGCAAGCCACAACAAGAGAACTGATGGGTGGCACACCTATTAATCTTAACTCACCAGAGCAGATGTCGTGGGTAATCTTTAGCATCAAACCTAACAACAAGAAAGAGTGGGTAGATATCTTTGATTATGTAGATGACAAAGGGTTTAAAGATGCAGTAAGAAAAAACAGTAAGATGTTATTTAAGACAGTAGCTTCTACCTGCCCTGCCTGTAATGGGTATGGAAGAGTATACAAAAAGAGAAAGGATGGTACGCTATATAAAATACCAAACAAGTGTACAGACTGTGATGCCAGAGGTTTCCTACTGACAGAAACTAAAGAGATGGCAGGGCTAGGGTTCTTCCCACCCAATAAAAAATGGGTCAGTGCAAACGGCTTTGGTGTAGGTAAGACAAACTTAGATGCACTTATAGCCACAGCTAAAAACAACAACATGGAGAAAGCAAATGAATTTTTACAAGATGTCAAGAGGCTTAGTGCTGTTAGCAGTTATCTTAGTAGCTTTGTGGATGGCATTATCACCAACTGTAAAAGAAGTAACAAACTACACATCAACCTTACCCAGCATATCACCAGTACAGGTAGATTCTCTGGAAGAAACCCCAACATGCAAAACATGCCAAGAGGAGGAACCTTCCCAATAAAACGTGTGTTCATCTCAAGGTGGGAGGGTGGCAAAATTATTGAGGCTGACTTTGCCCAACTTGAGTTCAGAACGGCTGCGTTCCTAGCACAAGATAAGACAGCCATGCAGGAGATTGATACAGGATTTGATGTACACTCCTACACGGCAAAGGTTATCAGTGATGCAGGGCAACCTACAGGTAGACAGGATGCAAAGGCACATACATTCGCCCCTCTCTTTGGGGCTACAGGGTACGGTAGAAGCAAGGCAGAAGCTGCGTACTACAAGCAGTTCGTAGAGAAGTATAAAGGTATAGCTAGGTGGCACAGTAGGTTGGGTGACGAGGCTGTTAATGAAGGTAAGATAACTAATGTCAGTGGTAGGCAGTACGCTTTCCCTGACGTGCATCGTAGAGAGAACGGCACTGTGTCACACTTCACTATGATAAAGAACTATCCTGTGCAAGGCTTTGCTACAGGGGATGTTGTACCTGTTGTACTCATAGAGCTTGACCGTTTGCTTGAGCCTATGCAGTCCTGTCTAGTCAACAGTGTTCACGACAGTATGGTAATTGACACACACCCTGACGAAATAGATGATGTGCTAGGCATAATAGACTTGTTGAACACTAATCTAAATGATATGATTAAGAAAGAATATGAAATAGATATGAACGTTCCTTTGTTATTAGAATCAAAAATAGGAGACAATTGGCTTGACACAAAAGACGTTTGATGATATAACTCTAACTCTGAAACTTTTTACATATGAAAGGTAAAAATATGGAACAGAATGCAGTAGCATTAAAAGTAGAAAACATGAACTTAACAGACGCTATGGGGTTCTCTGCCCCTGCAGTATCACAGTCATCTTTAAGTAGGATCACTGGTACAGTCATACAAGAAGTAGAAGATGGCAAGGTAGTACAAACACCTGTCTTCAAGATTACATCAGATGATGACTTCTACTTTGCTAGAACAGTAGAGGTACGCTTGTTTGCTGAACGTCAAAAGTGGCAGCGTTGGGATAGTGAAAAGAAAACTATGCAGAAGTCAGTGCTGTCTAACTCTTTGAACATAGACTTGAAAGATACACTAGGTACGTTCAACCTGGGTAGACCGTCAGGTTATATCAAAGACTTCCAAGCATTACCCAAGGATCAACAAGACTTGATACGCAGTGTTAACCGTGTCAAAGTTATGATGGGTATGGTTAAAGTAGTAGACCCTTTCTATGAAAGTGGTGGCGCACCTTCCAACGTAGACGGAGAGTTTGCATTTGTAATGGATGTCAAGAACAGAGATAGCTTAAAGTTTATTGACGGTACAGTAGGTAAACTAATTAAGAAAAAGATTTCCCCTGCAGAGCACAGGATTACTTTGCTAGGTGAGACACGCACCTTGCCTAACGGCAACCCTTACATGGTAACTAACGCATCACTTGGTGAGTTCGTTGGCTTGTCTGAGGGTGATAATGAAATCCTACAGAACTTCTTGGACTACGTAGAGTCTAGTAATGAGTACGTTACTAGCAAGTGGTCAGAAGAAAATGTAGAGACTATATCATCACAGGATCAGGACATAGTTACCAACATAGTTGATGTGGAGGATTTTGACCAGTGAACCACCCTGCTGAATTAG